CGGGAGAAATACCGGAATTTGAAGGGAATGAGCGGTATATATGGCCCACGATTCAAGCCCAGATCGACCGGGATGCAGACGCATATCAAGAAAAGTGCGTTAAGAATCGTGCAAACGGTGCCAAAGGTGGCAGACCACCCAAAAACCAAACGGATAGCAAAAAAACCGAACGGTTTTCAGAGAAACCCAAAAAAGCCAATACAAATACAAAGACAAATACAAATAGAAATACAAAGAGTAATGATATAGAGGCGGACAAGCCGCCTACCCGCCACCGCTTTGTCCCTCCAACAGTAGATCAGGTCAAGGCATATTGCACCGAAAAAGGATATACGGTGGATGCTGACAGGTTTGTGGATTATTACACATCCAACGGGTGGCGGGTTGGTAAGAACCCTATGAAGGACTGGAAAGCGGCAGTAAGGAGCTGGAACAGAAAGGAGCAACCGAATGAAAAAACTGAATCTAAACCTGCATGGACAATCGGCACAGTCGTTTGATCCTGCGGCCTCTGCAAAAATGAAGGCTGATACCATCAACGGTGCCTCCGGCGATCTGACTGGGTATGATTGTCCCAAATGTATGAACCGGGGCACTGTGGCTATTCCCAAAGAGGACGGCAATATTTCTTTCCGGGAATGTGGCTGCATGAAAATCCGGCGGTGTGTATGGGAAATGGAACGCTCCGGGCTGAAAAACATCATCCGTGAAAAGACTTTTGAAACCTACAATGCTGCGGAATCTTGGCAAAAGGCTATCAAGGCAGGAGCCGCTGCCTATGCGGATAAACTGGAAGGATGGCTGCTGTTCTGCGGTCAGTCCGGAAGCGGAAAAACACACCTTTGCACAGCGGTGTGCCGCCACCGACTTCTGGCAGGGGATGAAGTTCGCTATATGCCGTGGCGTGATAAAATCGCAGAACTGAAAGGAATGTCACTGGACAGTGAACGCCGGAGTGAGATTATCAATGGATACAAAACAGCGCAAATTCTCTACATAGATGATCTGTACAAGACCGGAAAAGCTGCGGACGGTTCCAGCAATCCCACCGGCGCAGATGTAAACCTTGCCTTTGAAATTATCAATCACCGGTATATCAATCGCCTGCCCACGATTATTTCCACGGAGAAAACGCCGCAGGAGCTGGTAGAGATCGAAGAGGCAACCGGCAGCCGAATTATTGAGATGGCTGGAAGCTATGTGTTTTCAATTGCCAAAGATACCAAACGCAATTATCGTCTGCGTGGAGTGGTTACAGTCTGATGGGCAGAGCATCACAGAAGAAGGGGGCCGCTGGCGAGCGTGAGCTGGCGGCGATCCTTCAGGAATATGGCTACGATTGTACCCGTGGCGGCTCCCTTACGTTCGGATCTGTGGCGGATGTGTCCGGCTTGCCTGGAATCCACATCGAGGTCAAGCGGGTGGAAAAGCTGAACGTGGTCGAGGCTATGGAACAGTCCATCCGGGACAGTGAGCGGATGCGGGATGGTATGCCCGCTCTGTTCCACCGGAGGAACCGGAAGCCGTGGCTTGTGACCATGCGGCTGAGTGATTGGCTGAAACTGTACGGCACATACACAGAGGAAAAATAAATGAACCGTGAGCAAAGCAAGAGAAAAGGGGAACATTTTGGCAAACGAACAGAATTTGATTCCATTTAGCGAATTGCCCAAAGACCGCCACAGGGAGCTTTCCCAGCGAGGAGGGCTTGCCAGCGGCGCCGCCAGACGGCGCAAGCGCGAAGCCAGGACGAAGCTAGGTCAAACGGGCGAAAGGGAGGTATTGCGTCCGGCGCATCTCGCCGTCGCAAACGATCACTGAAAGAGGCTGCAGACCATGAATTGTTTTCCTCTGCCCTTGACCTTATGAGTCAATGCGCCAAGCTGCTGCGCTGAGTGTGAACAGAAACGATATAAACTGAACGCTTTGAGGGTGGTGAAGCGGCGAGAAACCCCAAAATGAACAGTCGAGAATGCTGACAAATGCTGACATTTCCAGCTATATAGGTTTGCCGTAACTACGTCGGTTTTTCCGTAGTTTTTCCACAACAGGCCGCACGGCACCCAATATGCACCATTTGTACGGTTTGGGGGCATACAAAAACCAGACAAAATCACGACAAAATCACGACAAAAAATGAAGAGAAAAGAAAGCCAAAGAGAACAGTCGGGAACTCGTGAGGAACCTGATAAAACCTGAGCTTTTTCCTATATAGTTCAAGAGCTCAACAAAACTCAACATCCCGTCACCTGGAAACAAAAACGCAGCCCTCACCCAAAGGCAAGAGCCGCACTCCGATATTCACAAAATAATTATATCATGGGGGTACGAGCGTGTCAAACGAGGAATTGGTGGCAGCGATCCAGAACGGGTCACCGGGACGCATGGCGGAATTGTGGGAACAGGTCGAGGGGCTTGTGAAATGGAAAGCCAAAAGGATAATGACCGCGCTGGAGCTTCGGGGGACTTCCTGCGGCCGTTCATGGACTTTGATTTTTATTCCAGCACCGGTCTGGCGGCTTACCAGCAGTCGGGAATGAGTGTCCAGGAGCGTTATGTCCTCATGGAAGAACAACGCCGGGAACGGGTACGGCAGCAGATGAAAGCAGAGGAAGAACGGACAAAACAGGCCCTTGCAGAGGCGGATCGTATTCTTGCGCAGTACCGCCATAGCCACAAGGAACTTAACAAAACCTAACATTTTCAATAAACACAAGAAAAAAGGAGGAATAAATAATGTTTGAAGTAAAAGAAATCAACGACGGTGCAATGCTCAGATTTGAAATGCATGGTGAATCCGGGGAGCTGCTGTCAAGTTTTCAGTTAAACCCCTATGATAAGCAGTTACCCCGGCGGCTCCAGACAGTAGTGGATTTCTGCAAAACGATAAAGGACCGGAAAATCTCCACTCTTGGAGAATGGGCAGCCTTTGATGAAGAATACGAATCTGTCATCTCCGAGGCTTTGGGAGGAAATATGGAAGGCTCCCTGTTCCGAAACTTCACCGCAACTACCCAAATGGAAAACGGCCAGATTTTCGGCGTGGTGATTGTAAATGAAGCGGCAAGCGCTGCGGCCCAGTATGTAAAAAAACGTCGGTTGTCTCGGCGGGATCTGTGGATTTCCAAATTCCGGAGATAAGGCAAAGCCATAATGGGAGGGGGAATCCCCCTCCCGATTCAAAGGAGGGAATATTTTGGCAGACGGCGAAGTTTTAATTAACACAAAAATAGACACATCCGGAGCGAAGGAAGATCTGAAAAAGCTGAAGCAGGAGCTTTCAGACAGCGCGGACACTGCTTCGGCGAGTGCGCAGAAGATAGATGATTCTTTTGAAAAAGTGGACGTTTCCGGGGCCGCTGAAGGCCTGGGAGAGTCCTTTGAGAAGGAAGTGGACAAGGCGGAACGGGCCGTCGAGGAGTTGGCCCAGGAGCTGCCGGAATCTTACCAGGAAGCTTACAGCAAGATAGAGGCTTACCGGGCCAATGACGCAACGGACCAGCAGACAAAAGCTGCCCAAATTGCCGGAGTATTCAGGTCGTTAGGACAGGATCAGTCCGAGGCAATGCGCAAAGCGTGGAACATTGTAAAATCTGAAAGCGACGAAGGCTCCCGGAAGGTCATCGAGAATTTACAGGACATCGCAAAAAGCGCTTCGGATACCGGCGAATCTGTGGAAAAGAAAGTCGGCGACGCTTTTGGCAATCTGGTGAAGAAAATCGGCGGTGGTCTGGCTGCGGCTTTTGCGGTGGACAAGATCGTTGACTTCGGAAAGGCCGCTCTGGAACTGGGCTCTGATCTGGAGGAAGTCCAGAACGTGGTTGACGTGACCTTCACAACCATGTCCGATAAGGTCAACGCATTCGCCCGGGATGCCGCCTCTATGGCGGGCCTGTCTGAGACCATGGCAAAGCAGTTCGCCGGCACCTTCGGCGCTATGGCAGACAGCTTCGGCTTTGCGGAGCGGGAAGCTTATGAAATGTCCACCACGCTGACCAAGCTGGCGGGCGACGTGGCTTCCTTCTACAATCTAGACCAGCAGGAGGCTTTTAATAAGCTGAAAGCCATCTTCACGGGTGAGACGGAAGCGCTCAAGGAGCTGGGCGTGGTGATGACCCAGACGGCCCTGGATGCTTACGCCATGGAGGAAGGCTTCGGGAAAGTGACCTCCCAAATGACGGAGCAGGAAAAGGTAGCGCTGCGGTATCAGTTCGTTCTGGGGCAGCTGGAAAGCGCCTCCGGTGACTTTATGCGCACCCAGGATTCCTGGGCCAACCAGACCAGAATTCTGACACTGCAATGGGAAAGCTTCCAGGCAACCGTGGGTGAGGGCCTGATTTATGCGTTCTCTCCGGCGATCCAGTACATCAACGATACCGTCATGCCCACCTTGCAAAATATGGCAGACGGTTTCGCGGAGGCTATGAAGCCCACGGCGGCGGAGGAGCTGCGGGATAGGTTGGGAGCGCTTGGAGACACTTTTGAAGATGCGAAAGAGCAGTTTGAAGAGACTGCTGTAAAAATTGAAGCGAACGCAGTAATGGCAAAGGCTTGCGCTGATGAATTGGCAAAATTGGAGTCCACCGGGTTGAAAACTACGGAAGCGCAAGAAAAATACGAGTCGGTTGTCAAAAGACTAAATGCGCTGCTCCCGGAATTGAACCTTAAAATTGACCGCCACACCGGACTTGTAAAAGGAGACACTGCGGCATTATACGATAACATCGAAGCCCTTTCCGCACAAATGGAAATTAGAGCACAGCAGGAAATCTATAACGAGCTTCAGGAGGAGTATAAAGACGCTGCAAAAGAACTTTATGAAGCGGAGTACGAGCTATACACGCTAGAGAACGAGAGAGTGGGAATTATTCAAGAGATCGCCAGCGAGATGGGGATAGCTTATGAGGACGCAGAACTACTAGCGAACGGCTACGCAGAAATGAATGAGGAACTATCTCTTTCTGATGTTTTATACAAAGAACTTTACAGCGTTTTGCTTTATCTGAATCCTGCAACCGATGATCTGATTGAAAAGATACTCAGAAACAAAGACGAGCAGGGCGCGCTGAATGCGGAAATAGAAAACGCAAAAACGAAGTTGGACGAAGCGTACACATCCCTTGATAACTATTCTCAGAAACTGGAGAATAGCGTAGAATCTGCTGAAATAGCTGCGGGCGGTCAAACAACAATTACGGAAGCTACCGAAATAACAGTGCAGACGGTCGAGCAGCTAAGAGAAGAATACGAGGCAGCACGGGACGCGGCCAGAGATTCTATCGACCAGCAAATTAGCATGTTCGACCAGCTGAATGCAGCAAGTGAAAAAAGTGCAGGCCAGATTATTGCAGATGCAAAGAAGACAGTTGGAACATACCAGGACTATGCGAGAAACTTGCAAGGCCTTATAGATCGCGGCCTTCCGAGAGAACTTGCTGCACAATGGGGTGACGGTTCGGAAGAATCTATTCAAGCTGTTGCAGCATTTTCTCAGGCATCGCAGGCAGAGCTGGAGGAGTTGATATCTACATGGGAAAGCTTTTCCGACGTAAAAGACCAATATGCCACTGTTTTGGCGGACATTCAAACGGGAACGTCTGAAAAGTTGGATGAAATATCGCGAAACTTCGAGGAAACTTTCGATGAAATCCCCCTTGATCTAAGGGAGTCAATGGACCTTTGCGTGGTTGAGTTAGATAGGCTAAAAGACAAAACCATTTATGTTGACGTGGTATTCCGACCTAAAGAACAAAGTAGCGGCCTACCAAATGTATATTGGGAAAGCATTCAAAACACATTGAGTACTCCAAGCTATGGAAACATTGAATACAATGCCGCTTCGTACATCCCCTATCTTGCCGAAGGCGCGGTCATCCCGCCCAACGCTCCATTTGCCGCCGTCCTGGGAGACCAGCGCCACGGCTACAACCTGGAAGGCCCCGAGGATATGTTCCGGGGAATCGTCCGGGAGGAAATCGCCGGAGTGCTTGGAGACTTTGCTGATGGCTTTGACGACCTGTTGGGTGTATCCAGGGATATTCTTTCGGCTATTGAAGGCATTGAAGTTGGTGATTCAACGATTGGTCAGGCAAATGAGCGGTATGTTGATAAGATGCGGATCGTGCGGGGGCGGTAGTGCATGAGAAAGGAACATAAATGGAAGAAAGAATTACAAGAGGAAAAGCAATCCGACTCAAGTGCCTGGATTGCTGCGGTGGAAATAATGCAGAGGTTCGCCGTTGTCCTGTTACAAATTGCCCATTGTGGCGGTATCGCATGGGCAACGAAAAGAAGGCCCAGGAAGCCACAGAAACGGGCGATAATTCCGGGGGTGTAAGTATATCCCCAGACCCGTAAAAAATCAGAATTGCATTGCTACGACCTATCTACAGCCGCCACAGCGGAAAAGAAACAGAAGGACGGCACAGATTTCGATTCTGAGCCGCCGCAGCAGAGTACAGAAGCGGGAGGAAACGGCAAACTACAAAAGTAGTTTCCTCGAAAACAGGTCCGTAGAACAGGCGCAGAGCCGCCACAAACGAGAAAGCCGGGAGCCGCCACAACGGTTCCTGGCCTTTTTTATGTTCGCAGTTTTTCAAAGTAAATTGAAGCCCCAAAAGGGGGCTGCGGAATCCTATCGTCAAGCGGGGTACAAACAGTATGATTCTGCCGATGTTGAGGCGAACAAAACCCTAAATAACCCTAATGTTTCGAAATACGGATAGATCAAAGCGGCAGAGGCTACCTGATAAAACCTGAAATGCGGAACAAAATTGCAACAATCTTGCTACAAAATATACCGTGAGTGTCCGTTTGAACAGACACAGCGCACGAATCAAATACGAATCAGAAAGCAAGCATAAAAAATTTGCTTATCGTGTGCTTCGTCTTTGCTTGTGCTGTCTTATCCTGTAAAGAAACAATCTCGTTTATGCGGCTTCCGTGCGGCTTTGATCGCCGTCTTGGCGCGTCTGGCAGGCCCGCCACGGACAAAAATATCCGGGAGCTACGCATTGAGGCGGCTCCCAGATGTATTATGTCTGAATCATCATTCCCAAGGTTACGAGGGCCATGAACTGCTTGAATCCGTTCCAGCCCTTGCCGGTGATGGTGTCAACGATCTTCTCTTTATAGGTCATGTCTGGGCATCCTGTTCTGTTTCTTTCTTGATAAAGTCGGCGGCAATCTGCAAGGCTTCTTCGTCCTCCAGAATCCGCCGGATAATTCTTTCTTGAAGTTCCGTCATACCTTGATATCCTCCAATGAAACGCCGTAGCTTGCGGCGATACTGTCCAGGCTCTCACCGGCTATCATTCGATTTGCCATATCCAGCAGGGCCTCCACCACTCGGGGATCATCCCCGTGGATAGCCATAAATTGCCGTAATTCTTCTTTTGGTGTCATGCTGCCGCCTCCCTTTTCCACTGCAAAAGCACAAGGGTGTACAGCCTCCAATGGCAATGAG